TTTAGACTCCGTTTTAGAGTTTAATATGTCTACTGCGTGGGTTCCTCCCGCGACGACTACAAATGCCGATGTCACGCAATCTACAGCAAGCCAAACAACCAACGTAGAATCTATGAGATGGGCAGATGGTGGTACAAAATTATACCTCACTAACTACTCAGGGAATGTCGCGAGATACAACGCTGGTAGCGCGTACAGCATTAGCTCGCTCACACTTCAAACATCTAACACGTTCACTAAAATTTTAGCCAACGGCAACACCCACCAAGGGTCGCACTTTAACAACCAAATATCCAATACCTTTGATGTCGTAAACACTAGTGCGTATGTGCCTAGCATTGCCGCTGTCTCAGCAGACACGATGTATGTAGCCATTTGCGATAAAGAAGAGCGAAAGCATTTCCCTTTAGAAATGATCTCTATAGAGATGACAACGAATTGGGATGAGGAAACGCTACAAGTAAACCCAACAACAATGAGAGGTCTTTGGAGGGCGGGGCAAACGAGTGGAGCAGAATTTGTTGGCTTTGACTTTATGGAGCAACTACGTACCGGAAACAGCGTTTACAAAGAAGTCGGCGAACGGCTTTACACGATAAGCGAGGGCGGGACGATCAAACAGTTTCATTTAAGCGCGCCCTTTGCTCTGGTTGGTTACGGCGGGACACCTTTCCAAAGCGCAAACATTAGTAGCATTACTGGCACTAGCTTGCGCGATCTGTGGGTTCGCCCTAACGGGCAAGATTTCTATGTGGTGACGCCAACATCAGTGCTACGGCTTAGAGCGTCTACATTCACAGATGTTACGACTTTAGCGCTTAGTCAAACTTTCACGCATGGTTTTACTTCAACCGCAGATCCCTGTTTTTTGTGGGTTTCAGCAGATGGCAGAAAAGTGGCCGTTGCTGGGTCTTTAAATGCCTTTGGATTCGTTGGTGATTTGCGTGTCTGGACTCTCAGTAGTCCTTTTAGCCTATCCACTGCAAGCCTTACATATTCTGTCAATATGGGTGCTGGCGGTGATCCTTGCGCGATGGCGTGGAGTCCAGATGGTACGCGCCTAATCTGGGCGTCGCATGATGCCCAAAATGATCGCATTATCGTGGATGAGTATGAGCTAAGTACGGCATGGAACGCCGCAACCAAAGGCTCCGCTAGAGAGGCAAGCAAGATACAGCTTACAAGAGATGGGGTTAACGGTAGCAAAATGCGGTGGAACACTGGCGCTTTAGGTGGCTCTAACGCAGGCATGGGCGGCAGGAGCCTAATTGTTAGCGGCGGCCAAGAACAGGCTTGCCTTTACACAATGACAACTTACTAGGAACTCGCTATGGGCGTGTATGCAAAAGTAGAAGATGGCGCGGTTGTTCAATACCCTTATGACCTTTATACGTTAAGGCAGGACAACCCTAATACATCATTTCCAGGCGGGATGACTGCGGAGCAGTATGCGGAATGGGATATGGTTCCTGTCACGGTAGACCCAGAGCCAGAATTTGACGGTGTTTATAAGGAACTGGAAGCCGTAGGGCCGACTCTCATAGACGGCGTTTGGACTCTAGGGTGGTCTGTCGTAGACCGCGATCCAGAGGATGTGCAGGAAACCATAGAGGCCCAAAGGCAGGGCATGAAATGCAGTATGCGGCAAGCTAGATTGGCCTTGCTACAACAGGGCTTGTTAGCGAGTGTAGATGCGGCAATTGCAGGCTTGCCAGAAGGTGAAAAAGAAGCCGCTGAAATCCAGTGGGAATATGGCTCTGAAGTAGAGCGACTGTCTCCCCTTGTTGTAGGTCTTATGCCTGCACTGGGAATGACAGAAGAAGAGATTGATGATTTGTTTGTGTTAGCTGGGACGTTGTAAGTAAGGCTTTTAAATCCAAGGAGAGGAAAAATGGCAGAAGAAACAATCACTATTGATGGTGTTGAGCATGACATAGATTCGTTGTCCGACGAGTCAAAGTACATGATCAGCCAGATCCAAGATCTTCAGAAGAAAGCGGCATCACTGCGTTTTTCTTTAGATCAGTTAACCGTGGCGTAGGATGTGTTCACTAAAAATTTAGTTGATTCTCTAAAGGGAGATGATCAGGAGGCGGCATGAACCCAACTGTGCGCTACATATTTAATGTATTGGCAGCGATCAGTCAGCTGGTTAACGCTGTTATTGGTGGTCATCCAAATATGACGCTGAGCGCACGAGCCTACTGCAATCAGGGGGTGTCAGGGTGGCACGTAGTACACAAGCTAATAAATACCCTGTTTTTTTGGCAGCATGATCACTGCAAGCAATCCTGGGAGCAGGATGAGAAATTTTGCGAAGCTCTATGCTGCGACAAAGATGCAGATCTGTAGCTTTGTCTGGTAAAATTAGCGGAACTAATACACGGAACGTATTACGAAAAGGCGGTTTGATAATGGAAGACAAAAAATACTGGGAGGCGCTTAACCGAATCATGACTCATGAAGCAATGTGTGAGGAGCGTTCTAAGACCATCTTTACTCGCCTAGAGAATATCGAAGCCCAGCTTGCGGGTATAAACAAGAACATGTTTGTGCTCGGCGTAACTTTGGTCAGTGGCATGGCGGGCGTAATTGTTACTTTGCTTACTCGGTAATTAATAAATGGCTTACTTTAAGAGAGACAAGTTCAGCGGTATCGCGCCCGGTGTGGCACCAAATCTACTGGCTGAGCAGTTTGGGCAGATCGCAGAGAACATTGACTTTGAGTCAGGCTCTTTGGTGCCAATTAAAAAAGAAGGCTCGGTAGAACACACGTTCACTTCCTCGGGGGCTTTAGTTCTCTCGTTCTATTACTACGAAAACAGCGTTACTAATCGATGGCTGCAGTTTAACTCAGCTAACGTCAATGTAATTGAAGGCCCCATACCTGGCGATACATATGAGCGTATCTATTGGACAGGAGAAGCCTTTCCAAAAATGAGCGTGCAGACAGTCATTGAGGGTGATGGCTCGGCACCTTTCCCTGAGTCGTCATGGCGGCTAGGGGTTCCGGCTGCAGAAGATATGGGTTCCGTGACGCTAACCGGCACTCTCGATGATACCGTTACTGCCGAGGACGTGTCATATGTATACACGTTTGTGACTGCTTATGGCGAAGAAGGGCCGCCTAGCTCTCCGACTGATGCGGTTGAGGCTACCATTGGCCCAAGCAAGCAGTCCGCAGGTTTTAGCATTCCTAACTATGGCGGCGTGTCTAGCTCTATAAATTTCTCGCGGAAGCGGATATATCGATCAAACACCGGCTCTACTAGCACGACGTTTCAATTTGTCGACGACGTGCCTTATGCTCAGACTAGTTACACAGATTCGAAAGACGCGGCAACCTTACAAGAAGTTTTACCGTCTGCTACCTGGATAGGTCCACCAGATGATAATACCTCGTTATATCCCGATGGGCCGCTGAAGGGGCTGACGGCGGTAGCCAATGGCGTTTTTGCTGGCTTCACTGGCAAGCGCCTTTGTCTAAGTGAGCCATATTTGCCGCACGCTTGGCCTATCTCTTACCGGATTACTTTAGAGGAAGACATTGTAGCTATAGGTGCTACCGCTAATGGAGTGGTTTGTTTAACAAAGGGTAAGCCTTATTTCGTGACCGGCGTAGACCCTAGTGCAATGAGCGCGCTACAAATAGACCTAGCGCAAGCATGCGTTAATCGGGACTCAGTCGTGGACATGGGCGAGTACATTTTGTACGCGAGCCCAGACGGCTTGTGCGCTATCTATAGTACGGAGGGGCGCGTTGTTACTAAGGGATTAATTTCTCCCGCTCAGTGGCGCGATGATTTTGCACCTACTGCGATAAAAGCTTTTAAGCACGAAGGCACATACGTTGCATTTTATGACGATGGCTCCGATCACAAAGGCTGGGTCTATGATCCTCGTGCAGACGAGGCCGCTATTTCTACAATTAGCACTGAAAATACTGTCTATGCTGCTTGGCCGGATAGTGAAAGCGGAGAGTTATATATACTTGACGCTCAAGGCTCGACGGCGAGCAGGCGTGTGCGAAAGTATCGAGGGGCTGCTTCGACAAACAAGTTGCGCTGGAAATCAAAAAAGCTAGTTATGCCAGAGCCCACAAGTATGGCGTGGGTCGGAGTGTATGCGGACAGTTACCCTGCTCCTGCTGGAGCAAATTATACCGACGTGTTGCGCCTTAGAGTTTGGGCCGACAGTACTCTCATAGCCGACTATTACTTACACAGCAGCGGCAGCGCGTATATTTTGTCGCCTACTACGCCCAGCACAGCGTCCAGCGCTAGTTTGCACGAGCCAATTATGAGATTACCGGCTGTTACCGCACGTCAGTGGGAGGCGCAGGTTGAGTCGCAGCACCCTGTTCGAGAGCTCTGTCTTGCTCAAACAATGGATGAGATTAAACAAGCATGACAGACGGTCGTCGTAAGCCGCGGACTAACTATCCCACAAAAGTACCCGGTATCCCCAAGCCGCCTGCAGACGCGTCGCCGTCTCTACAAAAGTATCTTACTAGTCTGTCTGAAGCGCTTGAAATTAGACTCGGTCGAAAAGGCGACACTCGTGACCGAGCTATTACGCTGCGCGAGTTAATAGACAGCGGCTTAGCAGTTGATTTGCTAAATCGCCCTTACGACCCAAATAATCCGGGCTCTGATTTTGACCCGCCACCGACTACGGGCGGAACTGATCAGACGCCTACCGCTCCGACTGGTTTTTCTGTTATCGCTGGCTTATCGAGTGCTGGTTTATTTTGGGATTATCCTGGCGACCAATATCGCGGACACAGTTTTACTGAGTTATTCAGAAACTCAACTAATAATATCGCTACGGCTGTTTTAATAGGCTCTTCGCCTGGGAGTGCTTACACCGACTATGTCGGTACGGTAACAACTGATACAAATTATTATTACTGGGCAAGACACGTCAATACAGACGGTATAAGAGGCCCGTTTCACGCAAATGCCGGTTTAGAAGTGACCTTTGCGCCAAACATAAATTTTTTGCTCGACGTGCTGGATAACTCTATAACAAGCTCTCAGTTGGTGCAGAGTTTACGAGACCCAATTTCAAACTTGCCTACTGATACAAACCAGTCGTTTGTTGATGTAGAGGAAGACGTGAGTGACCTTGGGGCGCAGTACTCTGTAAAGATTCAAACTAATTTTAACGGCGGGACTTATGTATCTGGGTATGGCTTGTCAAGTGAGCTTGTGGACGATACGCCTACCTCGTCTTTTGTAGTTGCTGCAGATCGCTTTGCTATTATAAACCCTGCAACATATAACGTCGGTCAAACAAACAACCTATCTGCTAATTACTTACCATTTCAGGTAGAAACTAACTCTCGGAATATAACGCTAGACAGTGGCGAAGTCGTAAACATTCCTGCGGGGGTGTACATACGCGACTTGTTTGTTAGTAAGGCGAAAATACTCGATCTGATTGCGGGTAGCGTTACTGCTGACTTTGTTCTGGCGTCTACTTTTATCCGTGCACCGGCAATACATGGTGGCACGTTTAACATTGGTTCTTTCAGCACAAACGGCAGTAGTGATCCCACTAATTGGACTGTTACAGGCAATAACCGGCAGAGTAATTTTTCTGTAGACGCTAACGGCATCATGCACTGTGAATCGGCTGAGCTAAAAGGCATCACAGTTAAGGCGAGCGACGACACGATTCTTTTAGATGCTGGCGGGGTTCGCACCTCAGAGGCTAACAATTACATTTATAACGCCCACTTCAATGATGGGATTGCAGGCTGGACTACCAATGGGTCGCTAGGCTCTACAGTAGTTTTCGGCTATGACTCATCAGAAGGCAAATACTATGTGCAGTGTTCGTCAGGGATTTTTGTTGAATCTGATTTGACGTTCCCTATTAACACTGATGAGCCACTTTATCTTTTTGGCGAAAACTCAGGGTCAGGCGCATATTATGGTTTAGTGCAATACACCAGCATAGGCGGTGAACTTGGAAAGTTTTTAACGGGAGGCAACGTAAGCCCTAGCTTTGGCTCATCTATTGCCTATCGCATTGGGAAAATAGACCCAGATTCTGGGTACATTAAAGCTCGTTTGCGTATAGGATCGTCCTCCGGAACCGCAAAGCATTATTTTGCAGGCGTGTCACATACGCCGCCCGTGCTAGATCCTGCTTATGCATCTACATTTATACGAAATGCTTCTATTGGCACAGCCCAAATTGGGACGCTGTACGTCACAGATTTAACGGGTGATGTAAACACTATTGAGACATTTAACAGTTCGGCCTTTGTCATAACAGGCCCAACGAGCGCGGGATATAGAGATATGTTTTCCGTAATCTGTCCTCAAAATAGCGAGTCTGCGATATACCATGAGGCGACCATTAATGGCGCTTTTTCGGCTGTGTATGCCACAGATACTGCAGAGCTAAAAATTGTATGGCAGGCTAGAAATAGCAGGGATCAAGTAAACGGCACTTTTGGAACCGCTAACACTGCCAGCTTGATGAAACACAAAACATCAGAAAGCGGCAGTTCTTGGGCTATTTTGGCATTTGGAGCAGGCACAGGCACAACGCACAACGTGGACGTTAAATTCACTATTCAAATTAAAATGTATGACAATGGTGGGTTTGGGAGCACAAACCAACAAAGAAGCTCTACAGGTAAATATAGCGGCTCTACAATAGGCGTTGTCTAATGGATAAATATATTTGGATAAACGAGGATGGAGAGCCAGAAGGCACGCCGCAGACATGGCGGCAAAGCGGGCCTCCTGCTGATTGGGTGCTTTGGGACGATTCCGTACAGCCAGATGATGACAGCTTAATCTGGGAGCCTGTTTATTTTGAAGATGAAAACGTGGCAAGGCTTGTCAGCCGTTTTGACGTAGCTCACGCGCAGGGGCAAAAATGGCAGTCAATTAAAATGGCTAGGGACGCTCTAGAATTTAGTACGTTCAATTGGGGCGGCTACACCTTCCAATGTAACGAAGTGTCTCAAAGGCGCATACAGGGCGCAGTTCAGTTAGCCGCACTCGACACCAATGTCGTTATGGATTGGACTTTGTCAGATAACTCCAGTCAGACGTTCAACGCCACAGAATTACAGCAGATCGGGCAGGCTTTAGGGGCGCATGTAAACGCCTGTCACGTCAAAGCGCGCGGTTTACGCGCAGCGATAGACGCTGCTACAACTGAAACAGAACTTGACGCAATTAATTGGTAGGGAGCACGCTATGCACAAGGGTAAGAAATGTATGATTAATGCGAAGCCTGGCAAGAAGCAAAAGCCTGGGAAGAAAAAGAAAAAGTCTGCTTATTAAATTTGGCACAGTTTCTGGCACAGTTTCTGGCACAGTTCATGCAGTAGCATGCAGTAATATGCAGTAATTCAATATGTACCATGCAGTACTAAGTAGCAGTAAGTAGTTGTAAAACAACAACTTACGGCAAGATTCCGACCCGAGCCTCCATCAAAAATGGCACTTGTAAGTGACTGTTTTTGTTGATCTTAAAAAATCTCTGGTGTAATTTCTGAGCTGTGGCACACTTTTGGCACAGTTTAGGAGCGCTAAGATGGCGAACATTCAGAAGAGAGGTGATAAGTGGCGAGCGCAAGTCCGCAAGGCCGGACATCCATCCATCACCAAGACGTTTGCTACCAAAACCGAAGCCCGTCAGTGGGCGAAGCGGACAGAAGCGGACATTGAGTCCGGCGCTTTGCTGGCACGCAAACAGAGATCCGAAAAGAAGACGACGTTCGGTCATCTGATCGATCGCTACATCAAAGAAGTCCATCCCCTTAACAATTTTTGCGAGTCCAAAATTTCTACTTATCGGTTGACGCAACGCGAAATTGGTCACTACAAGTTGCATGAGATTACAGTAGAGAAAGTGTTGGAGTACGGTCGTCAACGTAGGTTGGGAACAGACGACAAGAAGGGTGTTGCACGAAGCACGCTTAATACTCAGCTTCAATATATGGCGGAGCTCGTCGAGTTTGCTCGCATATCATGGGGCATGCCTTTTGAAACAAACCCCGTGAGAGACGCGCGCTACGCTCTCGCAAAGATGAAGTTGGTAGGCCCTAGCCGCAAGCGTTCACGTAGGCTTGCCTCTGGTGAGTACGAAAAGCTCATGGAAGCAGCCAAAGGGCACTGGATCTCACACTTCATTGTTATTGCCGTTCACAATGCTATGCGTCTTGCCGAGATCCATCGGCAGACCTGGGAAGACGTGGACTTTGAGAATCGCACGCTTACCATTCGTGATCGTAAAGATCCGCAAGAGAAAGAAGGCAACGATGAAACAATCCCCATGCTCCATGAGACATGGTCCCTGCTTCATGGTCTATGGCTATGCAGCAAGCAGCGAGGAAGAGTCTTCTGCCAGGTTGCTACTGCGGGCGCTGTGTCAGATAAGTTTGCAGATGTAGCGCAGTTAGCGGGCTTTGGGGATTTGCACTTTCACGATCTTCGGCACGAAGCGTGCAGTCGTTTGTTTGAACAAAAGTTAACGATAGAGCAAGTAGCGCTGGTGTCCGGCCATAAATCTTGGGACACACTTAAACGCTACACTCAACTAAAGCCTGGGCAAGTTCTTGCTGCTATAGAGGGTAATTAGTTATTTTAGACTCTAAGAACGCCGCGACTTCTGGAGTAGGGAACAGGTATTTCTTCCCGTGTTTAATGTGCGGGAGATCTAATTTGCCCCGGTTTATTTGACTGTAAACCGACCTAGTCTCTACTTTTAACAAGGTAGCAATTTCTGGGAGGTCCATAAACGGACCATACCTTTCTATTAACAAGTCTTCCATAGTACGGCCTCCACCAGCGCTCTTGCTTCAGAAGTCCAAGTGTTTAAATCGCCGCGAGAGAATTCACCTTTTACGACGAGACTCGGAAGGCATTTTTTTGAAGTCCACGGTTTGTTTCTAGTTTCAAGGTTGAGGCGAGACCAAACTCGCCCAATCTCCTCCCGGCAAAAATTCCAGATGCCTGTCCAGCACCTATGTCTGTGTAGATTTTTCATTTTGCTCGTGCTCCTTCATAGAGGTTGTTAATTGATTTAAGTACCACTGGGCTTTTTTCAGATCTTCTAAGGGTTTGCCTTTGTAACGAAATCTCCAAAGGTATTTTAGGCAGTTGCCTTTGCAATACCCTTGGAATTCGATGGGGGACATAGATGCTTCGATTGCAGTAATGCATTCGACGCTTCCAGTATTGTAATGAGGGGGGTTTTCAACTGCATCTGACACTGCTATTGCTACCTCATGTAGTCATTAGACCAGCTAATAATGATACATAGAAAAGCTTAGTGCAAGGGTTTTACAACACTGTGAAAAAATTAATTAATGACGTAAGTGAGTAGTGGCATCAGCTTGGCTTCTAGCTCTTTGTCAGGCGGGCATTCACTAATTTTTACTACTTCAAGCGGGTCGCTGTTTTTACGTTTGATCACGTAGAATTCTGGTATACGACCTGCCGTTAGGCGGGGGTTTTTTAGTTTAAACATGTTTGAACACAGCGTCATTTGACCTGCAAAACCTATTGGTCGTAAGTCTTTTTCTAGTCGTATAGCGCAGATTGCTTTGTAGTTCTCTTCAGCTATAGTCGTTACGATGCGACGTCTGTACGCTATTTCTTTAAAATTAGAGGGGGTTCTAGGATGAATATACAGCACTGGCACGCGAATGCGATTAGCCTCTACAGGGCTATAAGTGGGGTCAATTTCAAGGGGGTCAACTTCAAGAAAATTTGCTAGCTTTGCCACAGCATCAGGGTGTAAATCAGTTATGTTATTAAGGTATTGGCTGAACGCTCCCTGCGTCCATCCTAATTTTTCTGCGGCTTGGGCTTGAGTTATTTCTAAGTGGTGTTTTTTGTTTTCCCAAATCCTACGCAAGTTTATTACCGCTTTCGGCAACGTGTTCATGTATACATCCTCCTGACATACATGTTGTTTCTATATGCTTGGCAACGTGTTTAAAAGGCATACCTCGCTTTATTAAGTCGCCTCTGTTGATAGGGCTAAGGAGTAAGCTAGGGTCGATTACTGTGGCCTGTCGTTCCCAGCCAACTATTAGTCCGGTTAATTGTCCGTTGTTTTGCATTTTTGTCAACCATATTCGTTGTAGTTCTGACGTGCCAAAGGTGACAATCGTGCTTTGCCGCTTAGGAAGTTGTATGTATTTATACTCAATCCATAGGGAACCGGCGGGTCCACAATAGAAAGCGTCAGGAACGCCGCCGGTATATGTATCATGGATTTTCCATCGATACAGTTCAGCTGGAAGGTGCCGATGCACGGCTTTTATGAAGCCGTGCTCGTTCACACAAGCTTATTTATCAAACGGTGTATTTGCATACTGCTCGTAAATAGCTATTGCGCTTTCGTAGTCCTCTTTTGTAGCCCAGCCTGCTTTGTCGATCTGGATGTTTTGGTATCCAGAGCCGCCTGTTGCTTTAGATGCCACAACCACTGACTTTACGTCCCACACAGTGGCAAAGCGATCGCCGCCGATGTTACGAAGGTTGGTGTTCCAGAGCTTAGAGATCTTAGCTTTGCTTTTGTTTAGATGGAACATGACAGGTTGCTCAGCTAGTTTGCCTGTTTTGGCATCCTTCATTAGCACCATATGCGCGTGGTTCTCAAAGATCTCATAGTTATCTTTGTTGGCATCTTCGCTGCTGGCTAAGTGCTCGTGAGCTTGTGCTTCCGTCTCGAAATGGTACGCACGATAGTCAGAGACTTGCGCGCCGAAGGAGGGCTTTACTGTCCAGTAACACAAGACGGTAATGTTGAGGCAGGTGAATCCTTTCTCAAACCGCTCTCCAGTAACGATGTTGCGGAAGTCACCCGGTCGCCAGTCACCATCGCCTTCTGCCACTACTTTTGACATGGGGTGGATCTGTACAACTTGTGGGATGATGATGTTGTTACCAACATTCTCGTTACCGCGGCCAATACCCTCAAAAGTGTCTTTGAGGTGAGCTGGGATCTTGTCTGAAATAATTGCCATATCGTTCATGTTTAAGTTTCCTATTTTCTATTAAGTAATTCGCATTAATATTTTGCGAAGGTCGCGTTGCTCCACACCAGGTATATCAACGCCTAGAGCCCACAGTTCTCTGCATGCGATACTCGATAAACGACGTTGCATAATTTCGAAGTTCTTAGTTTCACTAAGCCAATCGAAAAACTTGTCCCAGTCAACGACAGTCGGCACAGTCTCTTCTTTGATGGAGACGGATGCGGCGTCATTGGCTGCTTTGGTTTGACCTGTATCGTCTAGCGTTGAGACAAGCCTGTAGTCCAGATCACTTTTTTCTTGATTGAGTTCTTTTAGGCGCGTGTTGATTTCGTCTATGGCTTTTTTATTAGCGACGCGCTCTTCAATGAGTTCACCTAAATTCATGCTGTTTTCCTTAGTTCGTTTAGCCTGTTTAGTACGTTGAGTAGGTCTTCCATCCGCCCAAGTTTTGTTTGCAGCTTTTCGTAAACGTCGGGCTCCCAGGTATTGCGAGCTGCAATTTGAATAACCTCGGTCTTGTTGGTCTGACCGGCGCGGTAGATCCGTCGATTAAATTGCTGGTAGTGCTCAGCGTTGTAAGTGGGGGACGCCCAGATAACTGATGTGGCTCGGGTTAGAGTAAGACCGTGTCCGGCGGATTGTGGGTGCGCGAACACAACTTGCAGCTGACCAGATTGCATATGGTCAACAATGTCTTTGCGTTTGTTGGCGGGAGTGCTGCCATCAATGAATGCGTACTTGATGCCAGCTTTGTCAACGAGCTCTGTTAGCTTTTCGCGCTCATGCCGCCAGTTGAATGCAACTAGCGAGTGGTCGCGTGCTTGTATTAGGTCTAGCACTAGCTGGTATCGTGCATCATGAACCACGAGAGCTGCACCATTGTCATCGTAAACAGCGCCAGAACAGAGCTGTAGGAGCTTTTTAACCTTGGCACCAGCATGGATAGCGTTAACTGTACCTTTGCCGGTATACAGCACTGAGTCCTCTGCTAGCGTGTTGTATTGCTCTAGTATCTTTGGTGGCAGATCGACAAGCATGGTGTGGACTGACTGCTCTGGCATGTCTAAACACTTTTCAAGCTGATATCGCACGTTGATATCTTTAATGGCTGCAGCAACCATCTCTTGTGCTTCAGGCTTGTCTTGCCATACGTTGGCGAAACCATTGAATATTGGGCTGCACACTTCGTTACGAAACGCAAAGAAGCGATGTCCTAAGCGCTCGCCACCGTCTACAAGGAAAGTGGGGTGCCATATATCTAGTATGGTGTTGCTGTTAGGTGTGCCAGACATTGCGATGCGGTATTCGAACTTATTAGCAAGCTTAGCCATAGCTTTGCTGCGCTGGCTGTCTTTGTTTTTGAACGCAGTAAACTCGTCAATACATAGAGTGTCGAAGCCATCGAGTAGATGGTCGTTTTTAATTAGCCATTTAACGGCGTCATGATTTGTAATGACAATGTCTACGTCTTCTTTGAACGCCTGTGCTCGATTGCGGGCGTATGCGAGCGTGTACTTTAGGTTTGGCTGGAACTTTGTGCAGTCGTCTCCCCAACTGGCTCCGAGAATACTGAGGGGTGCGATGACGAGAAGCTTACCTTCACGCCGTTTAGCGTAAGCGTCGAGTACAGAGCGTGTTTTGCCTGTGCCTGGATCACTTGTGACGAGAACTCTGGGGTTATTGAGGATGAACTGTGTGGTTGCGTCTTGATGCTCAAACGGTTTTTGCATGTTTTATTTCTCATGTTTATTTTCCAATTACTTTCAATGTTTTTTCAGGCATTTCGACAATGACTTGTTCGGGGTCAGGGTCTTCGCCATCGATGTATTCGTCAGCAGGAGTTAGTTTTAAAAGGAGAGTGCGGCCATCCCATTCGTAGTCATCGAGGTGAAGCTCGACTTTGATCCGCATGTGTCCTCCTGACGGTTATGTATTAGCCAGACTAATACTAGTGCTCGAAAAATACAACTGTTTTGTCCTGAGATTCCCAACAAATAGTGCATTCTGAGCAGCTATTTAAGCGTCCTGTTTGTTCAGGACAGGGTGTATCTGTTCTGCCAAAGGTGTAGTCATCAGGTCTTCCTTTGACGACTCGCGTACTAAAAAAAGTAGAAGTATCATCTGAAAAGCGAACACGGCATTTCTCCTCGTATTTACGGTTCATTCGGACTATGGCGTAACCAGTTTCAGTAAAAGATCTTTGATGCGTGTAGCCATAGATGTTTAACGGTTTGTACTTTTTAAGCATGCTGCGCCACCAGCCGACGTATTCAGTGCTGTAAAAGTCACCTAGCACATGCAGCCGGATCACGAAGCCTGTCTCATGCTTCATGGCGAGAGAGGCTATTTGTTGTTCTAACATTGGATAGAAGTCTGGATGAGTATGGTCATAGCGCAGCGCAAATGGCATGTTGTTGCCATAACAGTTGTCCCATTGTTCACAGTGAGTAGGGCAGGAGTTGCGCTCTTCTAAGGTCAATGCGTACATAGGATGACCTTTCCATTTTCCTTTGGTTATCTTGTTACCCAGTTTTTTGTTGTTTCTGCCCGGTTTTAGCATGTTTAGCGCGGGCAGCTTGACGCTTTTTAAGTATCTTGTTCTCGATAGGCTGTTTGGTAACTTTAGCTTCTCGGCAGTTGATGTCATTACAGATTTCCTTTGCTAATTCAGTTTTGATTTTTCGATCATATTTGCCAACAACTTTTATATGTCCTGGCTTGAGTTTGTAGGTTGACCAGAAGGCGGCTTCTGGTGGGTCTGTTGCGAGTTCATACTCGATGTGTGTTCCGTCTGCTCTGACGAAGAAGCATTCGGTGACTCGTCCTTTGCTGTTGAGCATTGTGCTTCTCTCTTTTTTTGTATGGCTTTAATAAATAAAAATATTTCTATCGCGGTTAATAAACGTGAAAGCCAAATCATTCGTCTCTCTCTAGTTGCAAACCAATTACAACGACTAGCGCCACGAGAAAAAAGATTGGTAATACAAAGGTGGTGACGCTTATAAACATTAGATAGATGCTGTAAAAGAGCACAAAGGAGCAGGCAGCTATGCCAACGTATTGCAGTGTTTTAATTAGTTTTTTCATAAAAACCTCACATAAAAAAAGACCCCGCCGAAGCGAGGTCAATAGGAGTGACCCAATGGGCCTGGTGTTAGTTACATGTAATAGTCTGGGATCCATCTGCGGCGGTAGTAGCCGAGCAGGTAACCATCGTGTTTAAGATGCTTTGTAGTGAGGACTGGTACTGAGTCCACACGTTGCTGTAAAGATCGTTGTTGTCAGCATCCACTGCTATTAAGGCATCCAATCCTTCGAGGCTTACTGTCTCCATGCCATCAATCCCCGCAGTGCCGAGATTGACCAGACCAGTGAAGCCAGCTGCACCCAAGTTTGTCAGGTTGTTCATGCCGGTGACGCCAAGCTGACCAGCCGTGTTTAGACCAATCGTGGAGATGGCGACATTGGAATCGAAGCCAGCCGTGCCTAGATCGACCGCTCCGTCGATACCAGCTGTGCCCAACGAGACCATGCCGTTAACAAAAGGTGTGTAGTCCACATTGCCCATTGCAGTCATGCCTGCCGTGGCAACGTCACCAGTGATCTGGTTAGAAGAAACGAATGAGCCGTATAGCGCTTGTTGATTAGCCGATTCTGCAGAGATGCGTGCAAGATCAACCTGAGAGTTGTATTTCGCCATCGTTTTGGTGGAATCAGTCTGCATCCACATCATTCCGAGGTTACTTATAGGCGCAGCTAATATTGATGCCCACTGAAAAGCCTGTGACTGTTGTGGTATCGGTGTAATAGTAGGTGTTTGTGTAAGTGCGAGTGCCATAACCGCGGCGCTTGCTGCTTGCCCATCACCAGCAGAAGCTATTGCTGACAAAGCGTCGAACTTAGCTTGCGAAGCAGCAGCGTTTGCCTTGGCAGCGGTTTCGACTGCTTGGTAGTACTCAGTATTGCTTGACGCACATCCTGATATTAGTAGCGTTGCTGCAATTCCAGCTAATACTTTGCGGTTCATGGCTAACCTCCGTTGTTAGCTAATACCCCATTCACACTCGGGGTTGTCGCCTTTTCTATAGGAGCACCATCGGCATGCCGATTTTGAGGGCGATGGCTCAAAGTCGAATTCACTTGTCATGCGAGTCGCGCGAGCGTGGAAGCCAGGAAGAAACTGTGTTGCTTCTGCTCTCGTAAAGGTTTTAACAGTTGTTTCACCTTTGTCTAAGTACCACAACTCAGTTTGTACAAACTCAATTGATGGGTATCTGACAAAAGTAGCAATGGCATAAAGCAAAGCCTGCTGGCTATGACCAATTTCATTGCCCCATTTTTTGCCAGTTTTGTAGTCGATAACTCGTGCGCTTTGTTCGTCTTCTCTTACTAAAGCGTCGAGCTTAATGCGAGCCCATGTCCTGCTTTCCATCCAGCCGCATATTTCCCATTCCTCTGTGAAAGCCCAGTCACCTTCGAGTTCTACTTTTGCTTCAGCAAACAATGCCCGTAGAGTTTTAAAGTCGTCTTTAAACTTTTCTAAGTTACTCGGGAATTCACCTAACGTGCCGTTTACATAATCTTCAGCTTCTTGGTGTATTTGCGTGCCTCGATCCGCGGCAGGGCTAGAAGGCTCTTTAATTTTTTTGACCCGCGATAGAAACGTGCGGTAAGGGCATTCTTCAAATACTTTGAGTGCTGAGTATGACCACGCACGGACAGGGCCGAGCGGTGGCTTATCCGACATAATTTTGTCAGCGTCGGGGCGAGTCGATTGTGTAATAGCAACGGTCATATTGTATTCCGACATAATGTCAGCTATTAGTCTAACTAATTAGCACGGGTACGCAAGAGCGCATTGTCTTCATTAGTAAAATAAGCCTTAATAATCGACTGTAATTGCATTTGATTAGCCTTCCAATCTACAACCACGCCTCGAATAGGGTGTGCGTCTCGGCCTGCATCAGCTGCTCGTTTGCGTTGCACAGATACACGGTTTCTTGTTAGTCGCTTTTTGAAATCAATTGGTGACAGGGGAGGGCGTGCTTCAGTCAGTACGTTGAATACAACTCGTAATGCGTCAGTAGGGATGATGCTATAGTTTTTACTGTGAGCATCTGCAACCCAGCTTTTAACAAAGCGCTGCGCTGCATCGATTTCCCCTGAGTTCATAACATTTGTAATGCGTATATCTAATACATCGTTGAACCAGTCTAATGACCCTTCGCGCAGCGCTTGGCAAAACTCTTCGAATACGCTGAGCGATGCAGTTTTCATGAGTCGTTTTGCTTCGTTGTCTACTGGCATTCGCACAAGAGATTCGTTGTAAGCAAAAGTCTCTAGTGCTCCAGCAAAATGCAGCAATTCTTTTGGGATGTTTTTAAACTCCGATACTATTTCTGGGTGCTTATCTAATAGTTTCTCTTCTTGTCGCGGCGCGATGTTGTATCGTCTATCGCCGGGCTCAATGCGAATTGCGTCTACATGGTTCGTTAAAAATATAAAGCTGGTGTAGTTTGGAACTTCAACTTGATTTGATCGCATGCGTCGAATTGTTACTGACGGCTCGGTGATTTGATTCTTTAGCTTGTTTGCAACCTTTTGTGCAGCTGTGCTGCTTGCCATATGAAACTCATCTACTACACATACTAATGCGCGCTGGAGGTATGAGTTAAATTGTTCCTCAAGGTTTTCTAAAGTTTTGACAGGAGCCTGTTCTTCACCAAACAAAGGACGAAGTACTTGATAAGCAAACACGCCTTTGCCGGTGCCAGGCACTCCGCTTAGCACCCACGCAGTTTTTGCTTTTTCTTTGGTTTGGTAGATGTAAGCAAGCCAGTTGAAGAAGCGTTCAACTTCTTGCTGTCCGTCCCCAAGAATGTGTCGCATAAGTTTAAAAATCGTAGGGCACTTGTTTTCTATTGTTGTCACATAACCAAGCTCAATAGGAGCTTCAGGTGTGATGGCGTTGTTCATGTACATTGTGCGTTTAAATGTGTTGATGCGGTAAGGCATCGTAGATAGATCGACGGTCGGCCCAGTGTTTGTTGGATCAAACGACATATCTGCATCCGGTACAAAGTCTGGGGCAGGGCGGCCATGCGTTCTCATGAAGTCTTCAATTGACTGTCGCGATGTAGGTTTCAGCACTTCAAACTCAGTTATGTTTGGGTTATAGATACCGTTCCAATACGTGTCAGTATTGAAGTCTCGAAAGACAACTGGATATTCAGGGCGGCCTTCTTTTTCCATCTCGTGAGCAAAGGTGTCAAAGATTGACTGATAGAAATCGCTATCGGCTTGTTCGATGAGAAATATTGGTTCGCCTTTAAAGTTGTGCATATAGATGGGATTATCGAGATTGAACCAATACGCTTTGCTGTCTCCGCCGTTTATGTTGCAGCGGATGTACGGCGTGTTAGTCGTGTCTGCAATTACAATAGACATGCGGTCTGGGTTTAACAGCACTTCTTGGGGTTGCCGATCGATGTCCATTACTTTGATTTTTTCTGTAACTTTTTTAAGCCCGCTGGTCTCTCGAAGCTTGTTCTTGATGACTTGGCTTTTTTCATAAACTTGTTGAGGACTGAGATTTGCAACAAGCGCAGCAAGCTGCAGCTGATCGTGTTGTTTGCTGACTAATACAATGCGATCGTTCGCGCTGTTAAACGGGTCGTTCTTATTGTCGGTAAAGGTTGGGGGCGCAATAAAGATAAGCTTGCTGTTGTCGGCTACTGATATATCAAGTGGGTATTTTAAAGACTGTCCGTTGACGCTTAGCTCCAACTGGTCTGCAAATAACGTAGTCGTATAGTTGACGTGTTGTAGCCAAAGCTTGATTGTTTTGGCGGCTAGCGGTACATCAAGCATCATAATTATATGCATGCTTATTGCGTCGTTTTTAAATCCAATACTTGATGATGCTTGCGCTATGTAGCTTACGTTGTGCAACTCAGCTGGCATGCATCTCATTAATGCTTCAGCTATTTGCTCGAACTTTTTACTGTCGATATTCCAGTAAGGCGCAAAGCTGCTGCCAGGAATTTTTATCCCGTCGAAGTCTAGAACCAATAGTCCACTTGGCGATGCTTTGTCGCTCGCGCCTGCTCGGCTTTCTTCTACTAGTTCTCGTTTTAGATTGCCTTTGAGTAAACAGTTTCCAATAGCTGCGTTATCAACAACCGAGCTGAAGAGCTCATCTATTGATGCTACGTTGTATTGATATGAGTTTACTTTTTTGACATGTGGGTAAGGAGTAAATTTATTTTCACCGTCGTAGTGTTTGCTCAGTCTAAGGCCGTTAGCGGCCCCAAGATAAGTAACCTTCATAGTTTAAATTAGTCCCGCTAATATGGTTAGGCAGACTTTTTTTCCCGAGGCTCTCGGGTTATTTCTACATTAGGGTCTGCTTCGAATACGATTCTGACTTGGTTTCGGTCTATTCGACCTACTGTGACGGTAGCGACATGCTCACCGTCTTTTGAAAGGGTGACTTTATCGTTGACTTTCCTTGTCAATACGAGTCGCGACATATCATTTACTGTAGTTATGAGCGTATCCCCCTTCGGCGTCTAGCGGCAAGTCCTTTGCCCAGTTTGGGGGTGTACACAAGATATCAATTATGGAATTCATTGTAGCATCAGGGTTGGTATTTGGGGCAACTATTACTACTTCATCGTGGACAGTTAATGCAACTTGGCCTTCGGCTAATTCGTTTTTTAGCTTCAGCATTGCATCTGTAATTACGATTCTGGACAGGGCTTGGACGACGTTCTCGGTCAGTCTTCCGCCGTAAGTCTTCTCTCTTCCGTTTCTGCCTGTATATACTAATTCTCCCCCTTCGTTTTTTAAGTCCATATATTTCAATGACATAGCGTTTGGAAGAATTATTTCATTGTTTGTAAATTGCAGTACTGAATAATCTAAAGTAGCTCTTTGCTGCAGCCCCATAGCTAAAAAGTTTTCAAGGCGCTTCCAAAGGATCGGAATTTTATAGTAGGACTGTCTGTATTTTGTGACTACACCGGCAGCCTGGCTGTCAGAAAATTGTAGCGACGGACCTGCTGCTCCGGCGGCTAGTGTTGCTTGGAACTTCTTTGCGCCCATGCCATAACCAAGACCGAGGATTGCAGTCTTACCTACAAACCGTTCGGTAGGGTGTTCCTTCTTATTAATAGGCTTGTTGTAAACAGTTGCAGCAAAGTTGCTGTAGATGTCTTCGCCGTGGGCAAACTGCGCTAATAGATCGTCTTGTCCAGCAAGCCATGCGAGCATGCGAGCTTCGATGTTGCTCAGGTCAGCGACATAAACAAGGTGGCCATCTGGGGCAATTAAAGACTTACGAAGTTCACTACCTCTAGGTAAGTTCTGCAAGTTGAGCTTGTCTGTGCCTCCAAATCTGCCTGTGTGAGCTGCGTAATATCGCAGCGGCGCGGGCAGGGTATCAGTAACAGGATCAGCTGCAGCCAGGAAGCGCGTTGCTCTTGTCTCGTTTATTCTAGATTTAACTGCTACTCGACCAGCCCATACGTGTTTGTGCTCTGGATACATTGCACACATCTGTTTCCAACCCGCATCGTTCTTGCCTAATGCAGGTATTACTTTGCCTGTGGTTGGGCTTACTTTAGTGGGCGCAGTGATATCAAGATCTTCTTTGATTGCAGCAGTAAACTTTTGGTTCGAGGCAAGTACCTTCCTGCAATAGCCACTGTTGCTGATTGCTGTTTCACCAGCCATGACTTCTGTTTCATGGTACAGAGTCAGCCGTTCCCTATCTATTTTTAGGACTGGCTCGCAGAACATGGTCGTTGTCAGATGTATGAGATCTAACTCGCTTTGCGGGTATCCCTCTATTAGCTGTTTGTAGATCGCATAGGTCAGCGCAACGTCTTGCCTGCAGTAACCAGCTATTTCTTCTTCTATATCGGGGGGTAAGTCGTATATGCCTTTGGCGTTGACGAGTTCGGTGCCTTTTCGCATAGTCTCGTCGTTCGGAAAGCAGCGCTCGCTTGTAGCTCTCAACGAAGCGGTCTGACCGGGCCACCAGCCGCGGGCCATAGCTGCTGTGTCGTAGTAATACGCAGGTTTTATTTTGTAATATTGGGTCAATATGAAGCCATCAAACGGAGTGTTGTGGCATAGCAGGGCAGTGTTATCCCAGTCAAACTCTGCAAGCGCAGCTTCAACTTCGTCTTCGGGCACCCAGTACGGTTCGTCTGCGTCTACTTGGAGGCCGACACCCCACACTTTAAACATGGGATGTCTGATGTATTCCATCGTAGAGATCTTTTGTAATGAAACTTGTGTGTCGTAGTAAGTCTCAAAATCAAGAGTCAGGAGCGTCTTGCTCACTTTTTTTACCTCGTATTTTGCGCGGTATAAATTGAACTGCCGCTTCGTCCCAAGCACTGGCATGCTTTGGCATTTTTTTAATTTTTCCGCCGCGCTCTAAAAACTCTTTTGTTTCTTGTTTGATACGCATGCGATCTAAGATGTTTTGTTTAATTGGTTGCGTTGTTTTTCCACTCATCACTGAACACTTTTAGTCCTGCTATTAGTGGATAATCGTCTGACAAATGAATCCATCTAATGCTGTTGCGGTCACAGCTTTGTAAAAGAGAGGCGAATGCATACGACGCTCCTTCTCTTACCAGCTCTCCTAATTGGTCAACGTCTTCTTTTGGGACTTCTACCCAAGCTGTTTTGCTGTAAGGAAAATTAGGTGATACACGAGCCCAATCGATTGGAGATATATGTTTTTTGTTTACTTCGATTAGGGTCGTGAGTGCTTGCTTGAAGTCTTTATGTAGCGTCATGCTGAATAGCCAATCGTTGGTCAGCATTGATATTAGCGCGGCTAATTAATCATTGCAACAAATAAGTTGTTTGACCCCAAGGGGCGGCTTGGTTGGCGTCTGTTGAAACCCACAAGACAGGGTAATTTGGCTCTGGGGGATAGTCGTCACAGGGAGCTAAGTCGGTGAAAAACACCATGCCTTCGGGATCTACATCGTGTTGTTCTACCCAGTCAAAGACAGGCTGAAACAGCGTGCCGCCACCACCGCCTACATTTAAGATTTCAGTAGTCAGTTCTTGATCTTTGTCTACGTCTACGATTCGGGTCTCGTCAACTTGTGTGTCACATTGGATAAACACCATGCGCTCTGGTCTGAGATCGTCATGAATAGCACAAACTTCTGCCAAGAATTTGTGAATCTGGTTGTGCGTTGAGCCTGATGTATCCATGACAATGACATATGTGCCGGGTGACTCGCTGTGCATTGATGGAAAATACTCGTCTTCGCTGATGTAAGCACGGTGGGGTCGACGCCAAGTAAAGTCATCTTTGCTGTTGCCAGTAAAGAAGGGCCATAGGTATTGTCTGAAATCGATTTGTGCTTTTTCTAGTTTATCAATAAGACGCTCGACGCCGCCTGGCAGTTTGCCTGCTGCTTTAGCAACTTCAGCTGCTTGTTGCACGGCCAGATCCCACGATACTTCGAGTCCTGAACCGGAGTCTGCGTCAACAGCAGCTTCACCTGCGTCATTGACCAAGCCCCAAATACAAGGCTCTGAGTCTTCGTCAATTTGTTCGTAGATTGCTTCGGCTGTCATGTCACGATATTGTTCGTCGTGTAGGCCACCCTCGGGCAGAATGAAACCCGTATCTAAAAGAAACAAGTTGATTGCGTGATCGGCTGCGATGTTCCACTGCATAGGATCGCGTTCTTGTCGTCGTGTCATATGGTGACTGACACAGTGCATGACTTCGTGTGCAATGTTACCCTGTAGCTGCATGTCGGTTAGTTTGTTTACAAAATTAGCGTTGAAGTCTAAGTGAGTACCGTCTGTTGCAGCTGTTTTGATGTCATCGCGTATACGTACTTTTAGCTTGAGACTCAGTACGCCGAAGAACGGCTCGTTGAGGATAAGCTGCGAACGTGCCGAAGTGACACGCTGCATGGTTAATGATTCATGTTCCATGATTAAGCTACCAGTTTGGATGTGAGTACAACTCGATTGATGAGGTCACCATCAACTTTTGCAATTTCACGACGTTCACGAGCCTGAGACGCGCGTGTGACTTTCTTGTGCATCTCACGGAGTAAGTCGTCGTCTACAAATTCTTTCATTGAGGGTTGTGCTTCGAGTAACTGTTTGAGTGTGTTACAGCTGTCAAGCAGGTTTCTGATTTGCGTTCGGTAGTTTTGTTCGTCAGTTTCGGCTTGCTTGCGTTTTTCAGCAACTGCTTTGACTTTGTCTGCTATGGTAAGGCGTTGCACCGTAGACAAATGTAGGGTGTTTAAGTCTAGGTTATGACAGTTATAGCCGCCGTCTATGTAGGATTCTCGGGTTGTTGGTAAGTCCAAGTAAATGTGGTCGTTTTCTCCTGCGTAGCCTGTGATACGGATCTTATCTCCTTTGAACAAATGTGTAAGCGAGCCTCGATGGAGAAAATCTTCAAGGCAGATGCAGTGTTCTGCTATAAGGTATGAAAAAGCTTGATGTGTTGGGTGGTCAATGACGCCTCTCCATATTTCTTCGAGGGTTTCGTTGTCTAAATTTTCTTCGGTGGTAGTAGCGTGATATGCTTTTTGTGCAGCTTTGAATATTTTATATCGTAGGTCTTTTCCTAATCTTACTGATGCCATGTTGTTCTCCTTAGAAGATAACTGAAGCGTTGTCGGTGATGTATTGCTGTACTGCTTGTTCGGTGGCAAGCGTGCGGTCTTTACCTAATATGTCTTTGACTGCTACGACTTGATACTCAGCAGGCAAACGACGCAGGTAAGTCATGATGGGCTTGATATCTTGCTGACTTGCACGAGCTGACAAAGCGCCTGCTACTGCATACAACGTACTAGGTGAGTCAGGCACACGAACACTGCCAGGACTGCGAATGATCTGATCAATGTCAGGTAGCTCGTGGTAAATTTTGCGGAAGCTTAAGTACTCGCCTGCTGCACCGTCGCCCACACATGACGCAACGTCATAGAAGCCGTCGTCATCGATGAATGGCAGTGCTTCGTTTACAAATGACCAAGTGCGGGGTGTCGGAAATGCATAATCTTGTGTATCAATGTCATGCAACAAGTTAGGTCGGTAACGCAGGAACGCCGGAATTGATGGGTCCATACCGATTTGGTGTGCGTGAGCGCAGAAGTCATCAATGTGTGGGTCCATTACATAGTGGCGGAACCTGCTTTTTACTGCGGTTGTCATCTCTACTGCACCAGCACGATCGAAACTGCGGTTGCCTGCTGCAATAATGATTGTGTTTGGCGGTAACTCGTAAGTACCGATGCGTTTACATAACAAAAGCTGCAGCAGTGCGTTTTGCGTAGCTTTTGGTGCGTGTGTTAAATCGTCAATAAACAGCAGCACTGTTCCCTGGTAGCTTGCGTCTGGGTAGTCTTCTGGCACGCCGTATTTTGTGCGGTACGTGCCGTCTTGTTGTTCGACAACTTTGAGACCACCGCGAACATCGACTGGATCGAATAAGTTTGCGCGGATCTCAAACACCTTGGCGTTGAATTGGTTGCCAAGCTGGTAAACGATCTCGGACTTACCGATGCCAGGCGCACCCCAGATCATAGTGCCTTGACCGGATTTAGCTGCTTTAGCTGCTTGTTTAGCAAGATCAGCTGGGCGGATTGTTCTCATATGTATCTCCTCTTGAGAATTGCTCGTTAGATAGAACGGATAGAACCTGCGTGAGCTCCGCAGGGTCTACTTGAATCATGTCTCGTGGTTCATGGTCCGTGGCTGTGTGCATCATGTGATGCTGCAGATGTGCCAGGCACCACTGAATTGCTTCTTGGCGGGTTTTAATCATGCGACCTCCATGTTGTCTGGTGCATGCTTCATGTGTTGTTGTTGTCGCTCTTCGTCGATGACCGATTCAAAGCACCATTTGTGATACAGCATGAGGTCAGTGCTAGGGGATATGTCGATGTCGTCGGGAGCGTCTTCAGGCCATACAGCTAAGTCTTCATCAGAGAAAATGCCGTCAGAGCACCATTCGCATTTCATATGTCCTCCTCGATCGGCTCGTCTGCTAGATAGTTTGAGTCGTTTAAAACTTCAGGGCGGTAGGTTGCCAGTTTGGCTTTGACGCATTTTGGACAGACGCGACATAAGTAAATCCCGCGTGCGTCATACTCTTCCCAGCTGTAGTCAACATCTGGGTCCTGATTGCACATGTGATATGCAAGCTCGCTCATAACGCTATTGCTCCTTCATAAATAATTATTAGTGAATAAAATAGCCCAACTAATATGAGTGCTAATACGTGTTCAGGTATATCTGTTAGACGCTTCACTGGAGCGTTAAGCTTTTGCAGCTGTTCTCTAAAGAATCAGTCATTGCATAAGCGCGCGCTTCTTCAATGCCAAACGTGCATGCTTCTAAGACAGCAACCGCTGCTGCTGACTTGTCTTCTTCGCAATAGAAGTACATTGATGCGCCCATGTGGCACAAAGCAGCGCCTATTACTGGGCCGATGTCGTTTGCATCTCGGTTTTCCCAAAGCTCTTCAACAGCAGCTCGAAGCTTGTCTGTTACGGTGTCTAATACTTCTTGATCAATAGCCATGGCTTTTGCTCTCGTAGTCGTTAGGTTCGTTAGGGTCGGGGTCTGGAGCACGCTCGCTGCGATAAGCGTCGAAGCAGTCTTCTTCTTCGTGCTCTGCATACGGACCAGTTTTGTCATGCCAGTGGGAATAGTCGTTGAGTGGGTCGTCCGTGATTGAGCACGGCATGCGACCGTCTGATAGGTCAAGCTGCATGGCATATGCCTCGTTGATTTCTTTGATTTGCTGGAGCAGTTGTTTAGCTATGTCATTCGTCATTGCGGCAGCTCTCCCATGATTTCTTCGCACCACTCATGAGCTGAGTAGTCTTGAATAACTATTAGTGGGTCGTCTTCTGAACCGTTGTTGTAGATCAGATTGAAGACGCCAGAGATCTTTCCGTCTTTGTGCAGCACAATTACGTCGTCATCACCTGCTGCAAGCGCAGCAAAAATTTCACGCTTGTCAGGGCCTGGGCCGTACATGCGTTCGGAGTCCATCGAGAGGACGCCTCCGCAACGCACTTCAACAGCGAAACCGCGTTTAAGGATGCCCTCTATTAATGCTTCAAGAACGGGGCGCTCCCATATCGGTGGGTAGTCAGGGCTAGGCCAGAGGGCCTGCGCTTCACTGCTCATGACGCCACTCCTATGTATGGGTCTGTTATGACTTCCCACTTAGCATCTCGTGTTTCAACAAGCTCCCAATCCCCGTCTAAACTGGCAATGTCGTAGACCATGTCAGTTATGTATTCTTCGTACATTGGGTTTTTATCGGTTAGCCAATCTGGTACTCGGATAAGTACGTCAGCGTCTTGAATTACTGTTCGTTCGGCTTTAACGCGGATCGTTTTCATGACGCCACACCTTGTGGCTCATGCACGCGCCAGCCCATTTTGCGGTAGGGAAACTTGTCAGTTTTGATTACGCCGAATGACTCATGTCGCATGGTGCGCTTCATGAGGAAGAGCATGACGCTGACAATCAAGCCAGCAAAAAGTGCTGCCATCATGCCGCTGAACGTGCCTGCAAGTAGGAACATAAGCAGCACGGTGACGAACAAGTCGACGTAGATGTCATAGTTAATGATGCGTCGCACGCCAAATTTGAATAGAAGGAACAGCAAGCCTGCTGCTGCTATAAGTCCAGCTAATATCATAAGTCACTCCTTGATTGGTTTAGTGCTTAGGAAGTCCACCAGGACATCTCGTTTTAGCTTAGTGCTGTTGCACAGCTCACTCAGTAGCTTCTCAACAGCAGGTCTGTTTTCTGCACGGATGCACGATTCGATGTGTGCTGCTGCCATATCTGTCAGCTTGGTCCATGGGTTGTGGTTAAGATCAGTCATTTAGCGGTCCTTCTTGTGTGTCGTCGAAATCTAAAGCTGCGAACCACTCATCGTTGTCGTCTAAGTCAGCCATTCTCGAAAGAAGCCGCCGACGTATGTGGTTAATTAGCTGCAGCTTGCTGCGGTTGTTGTTGATGCTGTCGTAAGGGTCTTCGGTGTCGTGTTCGACAGTGAAAGCAAGGACTGCTATAGAGTTATATGTCATACATAGGACTCCCGTAGATGAATGCGGTACTTGGTGTCAGTTCCTCTGGCATGGGGCATGGTGGGCGATACATGACCCATGGTTTACCAAGCCAGCGGTTGTAGAGGGGGCGGGTGTACACCGTAGATCGATTGTCTTTTATGAAGCTAACGAGCTTGCGTTGGTTACACAGAACTCGGCACGCGTCCCTCACTTCGTTGGTGCTCACTTTGAAGCGTTGTGCAACGGTACTTGCGTCGAAAGAGTCGCCAGCACGGTACAGGTGCATGTCTACTATTCGTTCTTTTAAACTAGTCACGGTAAGCTACTTCCTCAAAGTAAGTGTTGTCGTCGTGCTTTTCTCGGGTACAGGTGTAACCGAGTAGGTTCACGTAGTGGCGGGGTGGGCCATAGCACCAGATGCTATGTACATTTGGGTCGTCTGAGTCTGCGTCAACTACAGACCAGATCTGATTGCGGTTGAAACCTGCAGCCATAGCAGCGTCGACACTGTTGAATAGGTCGCCGTACTCGTCGCGGATTTCCTCGAAGGGGAAGTCTTGGTTCATTTGTCCGTGTCCTGATTAGTCTGAGGCACGATGGTTAAGACCACTTCTTCAGCAGTGTTTAGGGCTTCTGTTGCTAACTGCATGCTCTCTTGTGCTTCGATCAGAGTTTTCTGTTGGGCAACAAGTAGTTCTTTGAGCTCGTCTGCTGCTTCGAATTCGATGATGAATCCGTCTTCTTCGTCTTCATGCCTCATGTTTCCTCTCCTTCTGTGTACTCAACTTGAATGCTAAAACCTAAAGCGCACGGACTGGTTATGCCTTTCTCTTCAAGCCAGTCGAGGCACAGCTCGGAAATCCAATCGATGTCTTTGTTGCTGTAGAAATGGCTTCCGATGGTGCTTGTTTTGGTGCCGTCAAAATGTCCTATGCCTGGTTCCATGTCTCATGCTCCATGGTTCATGATTTCTTCAAGGGGCTGCACCAAGCGATAGATGTTTCCTTCGTAGTTCACTTGCTTTGGACCAACGAAACTTGGTTTGCAGTAGATCTTCTGTAAGTACTGGGGGTGATGCCTGTAGCGGGGATGCCGCAACGTTTTCCAGTGGCCACGTCTGCGATGTGGTTTAGGCGAAGCATGCGTGCCTCCGCCTCCCTGGTTGCGTTGCGTCGTTGGCATCCTGTCCAGCAACAGCAATCGTGGGCCAGTACTTGATGCCCACAATCTGTTTCTGTTCAGGGTTGGTTGTTTGTTTAAAGATTTTTCTGGCACGACTTCGACGGGGTGCCGATCGCCGTACTTGCAATACAGCATGAGCTGCATAGCTAAACAGACTGATGCACTTGCCCATTGTCCGAGGCTTGTAGCGTCGCTCCAGAACTCTGCTAGGTCTTCTTTGTTGCTAGGTTTTGTTTGATAAACGTCTTCTAGCCAGCGCAGTTGTTCGACCCCCATTGCAGTGAAGTGCATGGACTGGTCTGTAAGCAGTTCCTCTTCAATTAGACCGTCTTTGATACGGATACCACCGGTCCAAACAAGAATATTTGAGGCTGCTTTACCCGACAGAGTGCTTAGGTTGCGATGCCAGTTGCGGTGCGATGATAATTTCATGGGTCCGGTGGGCATGTTCCAGTGTGTGTCCGCCTCAAGAAGCAACAAAACTGTCAGCTCTTGTGGATTAGTTGGATTAACTGAAATGTGCGTCCATACCAAAGCTTTTGGGTAGTAAACGCCGTTGTAATTTAGTTCTCTGCGCACGCAGAAAATAAAGTCTTGATAGATCCACTCGGCTGGAGATAAATACTTGAGCTCAAAGGGGTTGATTGATTCTTCTTCGGATGGATTTAAGAAGGGCTGTAAACCCATGTCCTTATCAGCAAACCAGAGCAACGGCTGCGTTGCCGCCTTAGCAATCTGCTTTGGGAGCTTTTTGCTTTTCCGATACTGCTTGAGCGTAGATTTGAGTATGTGAGAGTCAGGTCTGATCATGTCTCATGCCTCATGGTTCATGTTTGAGAGTTAAATCGTTTGCCTCGGTGTTGCTCTAAGTTGGCTAAGTAACCTTTGTAGGTCTGGATTTTGCGAGCTCGTTCTGGGCAACTTGCGTTTTTGGTTTCAAGGAGCTTGATTTCTTCTTGAATTTCACTGATGAAATCACCAAGTTTTTTATGTGCCATATCTAGTCCTCGTTCATGTCTCGTTTGTAGTTATCCCAAGGTGATCAAGAGCCGCGTCGTAGAGACGCGTTGCTACATTCATGTCCAGATCAAACTCGTACTCAAAGTTCAGAGTGGGGTCGAGTAAGTTTGTGCGCTCTGCGTTGTCGACCCACTCAATCATTTCTTGTGTGAGTTCTTCCTCTGTCATGTCTCATGCCTCATGGTTCAGTAGATTTTTTCTATGCACTTAAATTGGTAGAGGCCGTTTACCTCAAAGGCAGAGGCTGTAAGCATGGTTGCGTTCCAGTTCTTGCCGCTAACGCTGTAGTTAATTGATAAGTTTTTGAAGTGACTTGAGATGTGGCACACCACATCGTCTACGTCGTCCATGGAAGCGCTGGGATCTAAGTCAAGTACGACTTGCTCGTTTATGTCTGGAATATCGACTGTTAATCTCATGGCACGCTGAGTCCTCTTTGGGTTAAGAAAAAAAACCCGATGCCAACGAGTGGCACCGGGGTGGAGTAACTACTAAGCGGCAAGACGTGCTTCCAATGCCGCGGCTCGGTTAGCCATGAAGCCAGCAAGCTGAGTCTTGGCGTCAGACGCTTTGAGCTCGTCGACAATCTCCTGCATGACGAGCATGGCGCTGTCGTAGGTGTCAGCTGGTGTGGCGTTGACCCACGTTTCGGTCTGCTTGTCGAGGCTGGACGGGTTGAAGAACAACAGGTCGATGTCGAACGCTTGTCCGTCGATGCCAAGCTCGGTCATGATCAGAGTCTGCGTGGTGAACAGCAGTTCGTAGTCAGACTGAACAGCTTCTTTGATGCGCTCGCGAGGCATGTCGGTCTCAACGTCGTCGATTGCAGACTGTGCAAGATCGACACCGTAGATGCCGCCTGACTCTTGCTCCTGCTTCTCAGCACGTTCTAGAGCGATGTTGAGCTTGCGGGCGTTCCACATGACACGGTCCATGAGGTTCTGGAAAAAACCAAGGACAGCGAATGTGTGGAAAGGTGCTTCGTCTTCTGATGAGTGGCACTCGAAACAGGCTTTGGCTAGCGCTACGTCGATTGAAGTGCCGTCGTTGGTGAAGGCAGACACGTAGTTGGCTAGGTTGGTGAAGTGGCTGTTAGTCTTGCCAGCACACAGCTTGTTGATAGCACCGGGGATGAATGATTCGGTCATGTTGTTCATAGCGTATTCCTTACGTTGAAGTTAGATTAGTACTGCTAATAATGCAAAGCAACAGATCATGCGGTAGTAAACGCATCAAGTTGCTTACTTTTAATGGGCGGCTGCGAGGAACGAGTGGCCGTGACGGGAACCTCACTCCCATCGTCGGTAATGTGCGTTGCCCACGCTTTGTTTCCGTGGAGTTCGTGGTGGACCATAAGATCCCACTCTGCTTCTTTGAGAGTAGGTCGTTTCATGACGTGTACATCGTTGTCATGGATGAAGTAGACGTGATACATGGTTCATGCTCCAGATTCAGGGTCGATGAATAGAAAGCCTTCCATCTCTTCGATACCGTCTAGCGACTCTGAGATGTCAAACATGGCGGCAGTGATGCAAGTAAGTAACAGCTCGCCAGGGTTCTCCTTGGCAAATGTCCAGAGTTCACGACCTAGAAACTTGGCTGTGTTGATGGTTGGTTGGATGTGTCGTTGCATGGTGTATGTCTCCTGATTCATGTTGCATGATGCGAAATTAGTTGCAATTTGGTAATACCCACACAAAAAGTGCGGGAATGTGTGCCAGAAACAGCAAATGTGTGCCACCTGTGTGCCAGGTTGTGTGCCACCAAATTTGGCTTACCTACGCCGTTTGTGCCATGTGTGCCAGTTTTAGTAATTTAAGTTCAAATATAAGAATAAAAATAAAAGAGGTGTGTGTATGTGTAACTGAAGTCGAAAAGGTGGCACACATGGCACACATTTCGACTATTTAGGTGTAAAAGCTATGTAAAACAGTGTGTTACGAAGATTTCTAGGTGGCACACAAGGTGGCACACAAGGTGGCACACACTGGCACACACTGGCACACACTGGCACACACCCTGTCT